CCTGCCTACGGACGCCGCGCCAGCGCCCGAAGCCAATTGCACCGTTGCCGCTGCCAACGGTGCAGCCGATGCCGCCAGCATCCGTGCCACAGCGTTGACCCATGCCCGCGCCGTCGTCGATCTTTGCCGTCTGGCCGGTCAGCCGCAGATGGCGGGGCGGTTCCTTGAGCGCGACACCTGCCTCGACGATGTTCGCGCGGCCCTGCTGGCCACACGCGCTGACGCCGTGCCCGACATTTCCGCCGCCCATCCGCAACCCGGCGGCCCCTCTGGCGCCCGTCCTTGGGGCGACGTGATCGCCCGCACCTTCCGTCTGAAAGGATAAACCCATGCCCACGCTTACCGAAACCCGCCATGCGGGCGGCTTCCTCGTCTGGGAAGCACTCCGCGACTATTGCCGCAGCACTGTCGTTCTGGCCTCTGGCAATCTCCAACCCGGCACTATTCTGGGCAGGATCACTGCCTCGGGCAAATACGCCGCCCATGATCCTGCAGCCTCGAACGGCACCCAGACGGCAGCGGCTATCCTCTGGGACAGCGTCGATGCCAGCGGCGGCGACACCAACGCGGTCGTGCTGATCCGCGGCCCCGCCATCGTCAACCAGTCTGAAATCAGCATCCCCGGCACGCCCACCGCGCCGCAGATCGCCGCTGCCCACGCTGCCCTGCTGACGCTCGGCATCCTCGTCCGCTAACCCCCCAAAATCAGGAGGCACCCCATGGCCACCATGGATATCTTCGAAGGCGATGCCTTCTCGATCATCGAGCTGACCCGTGCGCTCGAAAACATCCCCTTCAAGCCGGCAAACCTGTCGGGTTCGGGTCTGTTCGGGGCGCGCGGCGTGCGCTCCCGCACCGTCGTTATTGAAAGCCGCGACGGCACGCTGTCGCTGATTCCGTTTTCCGAACGCGGCTCCGCCTATGACCAGCAGACCCCCGAACGCCGCGATGTGCGGGCCTTCGTCTGCCGCCAGTTCAAGAAGCAGGACGTGATCTGGGCTTCGGAAATCCAGCAGGTCCGCGACTTTGGAACCGAAAGTGCAACCCAGCAGGTGCAGGCCGAAGTCGCCCGCAAGCTGGGCCGACTGCGCAATGACGCCGAGACCACCTTCGAGTATCACCTCTTCAACGGCATCCAGGGGCTGGTGAAAGATCCGCGCGACGGGGCCACGGTGGTGAACTACTTCACCGAGTTTGGCATCGCCCCGGCGGCTGAGGTGGACTTCGATCTCGACAACGCGACCCCAGCCTCGGGCGCCCTGCGTAAACGCTGCCAGGCTCTGATCGAAAGCGTCGAGGATGTGATGGGTGGGCTTGCCACCGGTGCGATTGCATTGCGTGCCGAATGCGGCTCGGCCTTCTTCGCAGATCTGGTGGCGCACAAGGAGGTGCGCGAGACCTACCTCAACACCGCCGCTGCTGCTGATTTGCGGTCCCGCATCGCCGACGAGGTCAGCTTCGGCGGCATCACCTTCCGCCGCTACCGGGGCGGAGCGGGCTTCGGCGTGGCCACCGACAAGGCGGTGTTCTACCCCGAAGCCGTCGACGGGTTGTTCGAAATCTACCACGCCCCCGCCGATACCTTCGAGACGGTCAACACACTGGGTCAGCCGCTCTACGCGCGGATGATCCCCGACCGGGATCGTGATGAGTGGGTGCGGCTCGAAATCGAGAGTAATCCTCTGCCGATCTGCACCCGCCCGCAGGTGCTGCGTTCGGCACGGCGGACGTGATGGTTCAAAGGGTGACTTCGTACCGGTCGCGTAAGGATTCGAGGTGCTGAGCCAACCACTCCGATGGCCCGGCAGCGGCCCAAGAGCGCCAGAGTTCCGGATAGTTCATCGCCCGAAACTCTGGCGTCGATCCCGCCACACGTTCTGCAAAGGCAGTTATCTCTTGCCGGTGGGCTGCGAATTCGGGACTGGCATCCGGGTTCGTGGGCTCCCAATAGAGGTAAAGCAGGGTTACAGGCCGATCCTGAAAAGTGCGCGCCAACCCGAAAGCATGCTTGATCAATTGCGCGGCATCTAGCCAGACGTAGCCATCAGGTGCATCGATCAGGCGGAGCATCTCGCGAAAGTATCCCTGCTCGCGCCGCGCGTCGCGGATCTGCTCGGCATAGGCGGGGGAGAATGCGGCACGGTGCCTGGCGAGATATTCAGTCAGCTTGGATTCGACCCCGATCATGCTTGTCGGACTTGAAAGAACGACGTCGAGATTTGGGGCGCGACCGCCACGAAGGCCAGTTGGGCACTTGCGTTCGAACTGCAGCGCCTCAAACGGGGCACTGCCCGGAAGCGTCAGGTCGGCGATCCGTCTGCGAAATGGCGCAAAACAGTTCACGGCAAGGCCCGAAGAAGAATGGGCGGCGCGAAACTTGGTCTGCAGTTCGTTCCCGTCCCCTGCGCTGAGATCGGCCGCGAAGTCTTCCGGCGACACCAAGGGTAAAAGTGTATCGTGAAAATCGGGGGCATAACCCTTGTCATCAATGGCGACGTCGGGGCGCTGACGGGCAAATGCACCACGTAGAGCGGAAAGCGCCCGGCTCCGAACCGGGCTTACTGAAAGCGATTCCTGTTTCATGGAGAGAGTATAACGGTGACCAGCGAATTTGCATCCGTGATATCCGTGCTTTTCGCCGATCCCAACATAGGGCGCGACGCGGTCTATATCGCCGACGGCGGCGCGCCCGTTCTGGTGCGCCTCATTGCCCGACGCGCCGATGACGTCACTGAGTTCGGCGATGCCCGGCTCTGGACGGAAACCACCCGCGTCGACCTGCAGGTGGCTGAAGTGCCGAACCCGCGGCCCGGCGACCGGATCGAGATCGACGGTGAGGCCTTCCTAATTCAAGGCGAGCCTGTGCGCGACCGCGAGCGGCTTGTCTGGACCTTGGATTTACGTCCGGCATGAAACTGAAGCTCGCCATTGATCCTGACATCGTCGCCATGATGGCGGCGGAGGTTGCGGCGGGGGAGCGCGCCGTGACTGCCGCCATACGCGAAGCCGGAACTGGTCTCAAATCCGCCTGGCGGACACAGATCACAGGCGCTGGGCTGGGCACCCGACTTGGCAACTCCATCCGCCTCGCCAGCTTCCCCAAGTCCGGCGACAGCTTGAACGCGGCGGCGCTGGTCTGGTCCAACGCGCCGGTGATCATCGGCGCGCATGACACCGGACCGCTGATCCGGTCCAAGAATGGGTTTTGGCTGGCGATCCCAACTGCTGCCGCTGGCAAAAGCAGCAAAGGAGGTCGGATCACCCCCGGCGAATGGGAGCGCCGCACTGGCCTGCGCCTGCGGTTCATCTATCGCCGGAGGGGCCCAAGCCTGCTGGTGGCCGAGGGGCGGCTCAATTCGAAAGGTCGCGCGGTGGCGTCAAAATCCAAGACCGGGCGCGGCGTGGCAAGCGTGCCGATTTTCCTGCTGGTGCCGCAGGTCAAGTTGCGCAAGCGGCTCGATCTGGCGCGAGACGCGGAACGGGCGGTCGACGGCGTGCCGGGCCTGATCGTGGCGAGCTGGGTGGAGGGACAACTGGGCTGACGTCTGCAATGCGGACATTGCTGCCTTTCATCTCTGCCATTCAAGTGTTTGCTGTACGGTTTGACAGACATTTGGATGGAACAGATAGCCTATAAACTTGCTTGCTGTGCGGGGAGGAACAATTTTCTGCTCTACTTTTTCGCCTGTTCGACGGCACGCTCTTCTTTCGATATACGCTGTTCAATAGCAGTTTCATTGCCGGACAGGAAGATGCCCAAGCCATCGAGTGCAGGTATCTTGTCCGAGAAGACCCGCAGAACGATCAACGCTGGGACGGCGATAAACATTCCGATAACAGACCATGCCCAACCCCAGAACGCCACGGCTATAAATACAAGAACGGGGTTCAGCTTCAAACTTCTCCCCACCGCATACGGCGTGACAAATTGCCCTTCGATGGTCGTCAGCCCGAGGTAGGCACCGGCCACCAGCAAGGCCGATGATACCGTATCAAAGCTGATGACGCCAATCAAGAATGTCAGCATAACACCTGCGATTGCACCAAGGAACGGGATGTAGTTCAGAACAAACGCCAGGACTCCGAAGAGAAGTGGGTTGGGCATTCCCAATGCCCACAGCACAAGGCCAACAGCCACCCCAAGGCCTGCATTGATCACAGTTATCGTGAGGAAGTAGCGCGACAGCTCGCGTTCGATATCGTAGGCAATCTGGATCGCGCGCTTTTTGTCCTTGAAGGTCGGGGCTGCCTGAACCAGCTTTTCGTGAAACATGTCACCTGATGCGGTCAGAAAGAAAAGCAGAACCAAGGTAAAAATTATCTGCCCCATAACGGCTGGCGCGGTTGAAAGGGTCCGGGATAAGAAACTTGGACCCTGAACCACAACCTCCTGTGGTGCATCTTCGGCCGATACATCTGGTCCGGCATCGGATTGCCCGCCTCCGGCCATCCCCTCTACTTCGTCCGATGCCTCAGAAATCTTCTCGATGACTTCGGAGACTCCACGCAATTTCCGTTCTACGTCTGCCGCGATGGCTTCGCGATCTGCAGAGTATTCCTGGATGGGTCCGGAAAGCACAAGCGCGAGAGTGCCGACACCCAAGACAAGCGTGGACACAAACACCAACGCGCTCACCGGCGGCGGTATTCGGCGACGCTGCAGAAAGCGGCGAATGGGTGAGAAGGTCAAGGCGAGAAGAAACGCCATTAAGACAGGCATGATAAATGTGCGACCTAAAACCACCGCTGCAATCAGACCTAGAATGGCGAGCGTCGCCTGTGGCCAGATGACAGGTCGCGAACGGACTTTCGGTTCGATGTCAGACATAGCGCGCGCTCCTGGGGCTATAGGCATAGAAAAGCAACGCCAGTTGCACCTACACAGTTGCCTGTGTCCGGCTCGATAGGCATTAGCCGTACTCTGGTTTCCATAAAGCCAGCTATTGGTTAGCCAACTTCTTAAACTACCATAGGCTTCGCGCAATCGGTTATTCTGGGCTCGAAGCAGCCGTCGGTGAAGCCATCAGTCTTGGAATAACATATGCCAACCACCCGCGAAACCATCCTCGCCGCGCTGCATGCGCGGCTGCAGCCCTTGGCCGCCCTTGTTCTGCGCGATGAGGTTCTGCCAGAGCGAATCCCGGCAGCCGGGCTGATCATACTGCGCGATGGCCAGCCGGGCGAGCCGGAGGTGACACTGTCGCCGCTGCGCTACCATTTCCAACACCGGGCCGAGCTTGAAGTGGTTATCCTGGCACCGAATGGCCGCGCCACGGCATTCGACAGCCTGATCGCCACCATTGGCACCACGCTGGAAGCCGATCGTACATTGGGCGGGTTATGCGACTGGGTTGAACCAGAAGCCCCGGCCTCGGTCGATCTGCCCATCGAGGGCGCGGCGGCGCTGAAAGCGGCGGTGATCACCGTCGTCCTGCATTATGCAACCACCGGCCCTCTGGCCTGACACCCTAACAATAAGGAGAACGATATGGCACGTGCGCAAGGCGCGCGGGCGCAGATGGCGCTCGGCTTTGAGACAGTTTACGGCACCCCGCCGCTCAGTGGGTTCACAAAGATGCCCTTTGCCAGCACCTCGCTGGGATCTGAGCAGCCGCTCCTGAACAGTGAGTTGCTCGGCTATGGCCGCGATCCGCTTGCCCCGATCAAAGATGCGGTGACGGCCGACGGCGATGTCGTGGTGCCCATCGACGCCGAGGCCTTCGGTTTTTGGCTCAAGGCGGCCTACGGTGATCCGATCACCTCTGGCGCTGGGCCATACACCCATGAGTTTCGGTCGGGCAGCTGGACCCTGCCATCGATGTCGATTGAGACCGGGATGCCCGAGGTACCTCGATTTGCGATGTATTCCGGCTGCGTGCTGGATCAGCTGTCGTGGCAGGTGCAACGTTCTGGCCTGCTGACTGCCACCGCCCGGCTGGTGGCGCAAGGCGAGACCATCGCCACGACGACCAGCGCGGGCACGCCCAATGAACTGGGCCTGAAGCGGTTCGGTCATTTCAACGGCGCGATCAGCCGGAACGGGAGCGCCCTCGGGAACGTTGTTTCGGCCGAGATCACCTATGCCAACAACCTCGACCGGATCGAAACCATCCGCAGCGATGGCAAGATCGACGGGGCAGACCCGTCCATCGCAGCACTGACCGGCCGGATCGAGGTCCGCTTTGCCGACAGCACGCTGGTGACGCAGGCGATCAACGGCGATCCCTGCGAGATCAGCTTCGCCTATGTCCTGCCCTCTGGGGATAGCTTCACCTTCACCGTCCACGCCGTCTACCTGCCGCGCCCCCGGATCGAGATTTCCGGGCCGCAGGGCGTGCAGGCGACCTTTGACTGGCAAGCGGCGAAAGCCGCTAGCCCCGCCCGCATGTGCACCGCAACCCTGATCAACGATATTGAGGCCTACTGATGATCCGTCTGAACCTGACCGCCACGCCGCAATGGCTGGACCTCGCCCCCGGCCTGCGCCTGCTGGTCGGCCCCCTGACCACCGCCCTGATGGTGTCAGCCCGCGCCGATCCGGCAATCGAAGGGCTGCCCGATGGTGCTTCCCAAGAGGAACTGGCGCTGGCCATGGCCAAGTCCGTGGCCCGCCGCGCGGTGCTGGATTGGGAAGGCGTGGGCGATGCCATGGGCAACATCGTGCCCGTCACGCCTGAAGGCATCGACGCCCTTCTGGAAATCTGGCCGGTCTTCGAGGCCTTCCAAACCCAATACGTGGCCCGCGGGT